ACGCCGTCGGTGTCATTGTGGGCCTGCGTCATCAGTTCTACTACGTCCCCAAGGACGAGCAGGACAAAGCCAACGATGAAAAGAAGGACGAAGAGCCAAAAAACGCCTAAACGCCCTCGACTATTACCAGATATTCGTGGGCGAGAAAGGCATGAGCCGGACGGACTTCCTCTACCGTATCAACTTCATGGAGGCGCAACGGCTAATGAAGGGATTCAGCCGTAGAAACGCCGACATGTGGAGTGCTATCCGATGGATGACCTTCAACGTGATGATGGTCATGCCGTATGTCGATTTAAAAAAAGCGTGCATCCGTAATCCGCAAGACCTCATACATTTCCCCTGGGATAATATCGACGAGAACGAGGCAGGGAATAGCGACATCCCGAGCGACGAGGAAATACAGCGCATGCAACAGATGATGCGCGAAGAGAACGAACGGCTGAAAAACGCTGGAAAGTAAACCTAAGACCACATTTTGCCCGATTAGTGTAACAAGCTAATCGGGCATTATTATGGCACAAGACGCAATCACAGTAACCGGCATCGAGCAGTTTCAAGAACAACTGCGAAAGATGCAGACCGACAACCCCGCCACCAAGCGGGCGTTGCAGACTATCATACGTCGTGCCATCGGTGAAGCCCGCAAGAATGTCATCCGTGACGCACAAGACGTTCTGGAGAATGACCCTCGCCATGCTTACAAGGCCGTCCGCAACTCGGTATATAAGCAGATATTCGGCGGTCAGATAAACATCCTTTCGAGCCGTCATCGTGGTGCTGCCACCAACTGGGTAAAACCACGAAAGGAACGCCCTGAGAATGCCCGAGGCGGAAACCGACGCAAACGCTCACAACGCACCATGCAAATTGACAGCTACGAAGGCGCAGACCGTGGCTTCATCCTTCGCTTCCAAAATGCGGGTACTGTTGAGCGTGAAACGCGCTACGGCTCCCGTGGCTCACTCCGTGCCCGCCATTGGTTCGGCATATCGTCAGCCTTCCAGATGGATGCAGCCGCAAGCCGTGTGGCTGAGGAAATCGAAAACCTACTCCAACAAGAATTTCAACTGATGTAAGATATGGCAAAAGACGTAATAACCAGGTTTAAACTTGAAACGACTGGCTTTGACTCCAAGATAAAGCAGGCGGCAAATGAACTGTCTGCGTACAGCAAGACCGCCACCCAAGCCAAGGAAGGCTTCAATCAGTTCACCAAGGCCAACGTGGACGCAGCCCGTGCTCTCGGAACGATGGCTACCAGCACCACTAACGTCAAAGACAAGGTAAAAGAATTGGTAAGTGCCTACAACAATGCCGCCAAAGCATACGAAGCACTTACCAAGGAACAGCAGCAATCAGACTGGGCAAAGGCTCTCGCCGGCTCGCTGACGCAGTTGCAGCAGCGCATCAAGGAGACCAAACAGGAAATGCAAGGACTTAGCAGCGGTGGCGGTCTGTTCAGCGGTGACAAGCTAAGCGGAATGCTTCAGGTCTTTGGTGGTAACTTGATGACAAAGGCCGCTGGTGCTGTTGCTAATCTTGGATCAGAAATGGCTGGCATGATTAAGCAGGGCATAGAGTTGTCCCGTCAGGGCGAGGGCATCCGCATAGCCTTCGAGCGTCTTGGACGTGGTGACATCCTGCAAGGACTGCGTGAAGCTACGCACGGCACCGTGACCGACCTCGAACTGATGAAAGCCGCCGTGAAGTTCAACGACTTCAAACTGCCAGTAAGCGAACTTGGAACCATGCTTGCGTTTGCCCAGCAGAAAGCCAAGGACACCGGGCAGTCGGTAGACTACATGGTTGACTCCATCGTCACGGGTCTTGGCCGTAAGTCGCTGATGATCCTCGACAACCTTGGACTGTCGGCTACGGAGGTCAAGGAGAAGATGAAGGAGACGGGCGACATGACTAAGGCCGTCGGTGCCATCATCCGTGAGCAGATGGCCAAGGCTGGAGACTATGTGGAGACCGCAGCCGACCGTGCGGCACAAGCCAACGTCAGCCTTCAGAACAAGATGGAGGAACTGGGTCGTAAGTTCGCACCCATCGAGGAAGCCAGCAACCAGCTGTGGACTTCGATGAAGATTGGCATCCTCGACATCATTGGTGGTCCGTTGGCTCAACTACTCAACGGACTGACTGAGGCGGGACGCATCACCAACTCCATGCAAAAGCACGGTGGCAACGATCGCGTCAGTGGTCAGGTGCAGCGGTATCGCGTGGCAAAAGCCAATGGCAGCAGCTATATGGCCAACTACATCGACCAGCAGAACCTGAAGAGCTACGACGACGAAATCAATCGCTTGCAATTCACCATCGCAGCCTACGGTAAAGGTCGTGATGCAGTAGAAAAGGGTAACATCGCCAGACTAAAGGAGGAGCTACAAGGTGTGAGAAATCTGCGTGCTGAATACATCAAGATGCGCAACGAGGCCGACAGGCCATCAGCCATCAACAGCCCAACGACGACCACCACCACGACAAAAAAGACAACCAAGACCGGCAAGACTCCAGACCAGATTATCCGCGAGCAATTCGCAGCGCAGCAGCGTGATTCGCTCGCCTACTCCAGCAGCTACAAATCGACAGCCGCCGACCAACCATCCGACGCTTGGCGCGCATTCACTGAATCGCAGACGCAGGCATCGAAGTCTATCGAGGACGCGCTGCAAGCCCTGAACAAGAAGGAAGGCGTAACGGCAAGAGGTAAGGGCAATGAAAAGAAAAAGCAAGACGACGCGCTGAAGCAGGACAAGTCGGCTGTTCAGGTGTTAGGCCAAATGAACAGTGGCATTTCAGGCATCATGAGCGGCATCGAAGGGCTGGGCATCGAACTACCTGAAGGTTTGCAGAATGTTTTAGGTGGCATGCAAGCCATCACTACTATTTTGACTGGCATCGCCACAACAGTACTCGCTATCGAGGCTATTGCCGGAGCTGATGCGCTAATACCTTTTGCCAACGGTGGTGTTGTTCCAGGATTCGCCAACGGTGGCATGATAGACTCAGGACACTCTCCGTCATTTCTCTCGTTCTCGAAAGCTGCACCAGCATTCGCCACAGGTGGAGTGGTACCACAAACAATCACCTCAATTCCGAAGTTCGCCACAGGCGGCATCATCCCTATGTATGCCGGTGGTGGAACGATACCCGCCAGCCATGCCCATATGTTCATTTCTTATGCTAAATCAGCAGCAAGCAGGTTTGCATCGGGCGGCACCATCCCTCACGCTGCCAACGGCTATTTCGTCGGTGGCACGCACTTCAGTGGTGACGTAACTCCCATTATGGCAAATGCAGGCGAGTTGGTGCTCAACAAGGCGCAACAAGGCGTGCTTGCCAACCAGTTGCAAGGCGGTGGAATACAGAACCTCAACCTGACCGCCACCATCAAGGGCGAGCAAATCCGACTGGCTCTGAATAACAACAGCCGACGCAGAGGTAGGGGCGAGTATGTAACAAGTAAAAACGAAAAATAAATGGCACGAGCAATAAGATGGCAATTTAGCTTCCTTTCGTTTGCTGGCCGAACGACCACAGTCAGCATTTACGATGAAGACTGGACTGGCGGCATCACCCAGCTGACAGCTGCTTCCACTCCCGTAGAGTTTGAGGATGATGACGATGAAGACCTTCTGTACGTGGTACGCGCGAAGACAGGCTACCTGAACATTGTCGAAACGAACTACGGCGACTTGGACGCACTATACCCCAGTACCAACACGTCGCGATATATCACCATCCTATACGGCTCGCGCATGATATTCTATGGTTACATTCAGAGTCAGGCCTTTGAGCAGCCCGCAGAGGATGGACCACGTGTACTATCATTCCCTATCACGTCGGCACTCGGACTATTAGGCGATTTCTACCTCAATCCTATCACCACGCCTGGCAGCGTGACGTTAGGCTCATTACTCAGCGAGATCATCAGCGGGTTGGGTGTGAATTATCAGACGGTAGTGGTTCCACGCCTTGATTACGACGCCAGTATTTGGCTTGTCAAACGCATCAATTCACTGGTGGTTAGCCCTTTCAACGACGACTACAGCCGAGCACGCACTCAGCAATCGGACATGTTCACACCCGTCAGTTATCTGGAAGTTATCGAGGGTATTTGTAATGTCTACGGATTGATGTGTTATGACTTTGCTGGCGACCTTATATTTCGTAAGGCGGACTTTTCAGGCACTTACGTCACCATTGCAGTAAGTGATTTGGCGGGCTCGCTCGACTGGACACCTATATCATCGCCACACGGTGATACGGTGTTTAGCATCAGCCAATATCTAACGTGGGTCGATAGCGAGGCAACCGTCGGGTTGGTTAAACCGTTCCAGCGCATCATCCGTGAACAACAGGGCAAATACATTGATAAGGCATCATTCAATTTTGAGCATCTGAAGTGCTATTCCTTAGTACGACAGTCTGGCACCAGCGACCGCTACAAATATGCCATGCTGCAATCAGAGACTCCGGAGCTGGTTGGTGATAAGCTGGTGTTTAATCAGACCATTGACTATAACGGCTATATGGGACAATACGGAGCCACACCGATGGTCTATGCTGACATCCTTGCAACGGGCAAGCTACAAGAAAAGACAGAGATGATATGCGTCAACGTAGACCCGTCATGGGCGGACTATACCGACTTGTTTCATATTGTCTTCATGGATCGACCAACAGGCAACGACTTTTGGCTGAACTTTGAACTATTGTGGGGCGACAGACCAAACTACATGAACAGTGACGCATCCGCAACACACTATGTTCTTGGTGTGAACATCAAGATAGGCGACCAATACTACCATACGGACGGCGTGTGGTCGTCGTCACCTTTGAGCGGTGCAGGGCTAACGTTTCAGTCAGTCCATATCACTAACGCACCAAACGGCCCCGTAGAAATCATTTTTAAACTGGCCGCAAAGCCCAGCAGTCCGCAGCGTCTCGTAGGCATTAAAAACATCACGCTGGAGGAGGATGAACTGGTATGGAGTGAATTTACCGTAGACAACTACAGCGAGGTAAAGATTGACAACACCAACGGCGACGGTGATGGAGAACAGACGATTAGCAACCTCATATCTATATACGGTACCAACAGCAATGCGCTACGTCCATCGTCTGGTATTGCAGCACCGACCTATCCTTATCTGCTGAATACTCAGCGTCGGATGGTTGCTCGCTACAAGATGACAGACCCCAACCTGTTGTACTACTACCCGCTACTGGCATTCCTCCAGGATGCGACAGGTACAAAATGGCGAGTCGTTGCTGAGTCGTTCGACTTATGGAACGACGAGGTGGTACTCACCCTTCATCAGTCAAATAACTTCTAAAACCCCAAGCAACTATGGCAATCAACGGAAATAACATCATCATCTACAGCAACATCACGGGTACAACTAAGGCCATCGCAGCCACCAAGGCGAACTCTATCACGACAGACTGCGAGACCATACCCATCGCTTCACCCGACACAGGCGACTGGGTAGCCAAGATTGCAGGCCGCAAGTCGTGGAGTATATCGACATCATTCCTCGTGGGCTACTATTCTGACGACAGCAGCGCGTATCGTTTGCTCGATGTTGGCAAAACGATAATCATATCCATCCGCTACCGCTCAGCCAACGAGAACATCGAGATGTTGCGAGGTACAGCCATCGTCAAGCAGTGTCGCATAGATGCAGCAAAAGGCAATCTAGCGATGGGCTCATTCACGTTCGAAGGAAGCGGAGCCCTGGAACGTGGCGGAACATAATCACCACGTTCCAACATGAGGCGACAGCCAGTCGCCATCAACACTGACCGTCACAGCACCACCACTGGAGAACAGACTACCGCTGTACTCCGTGCTCCTGTTCCGTTTAATTGGCGCGTTAGCAATGACAGCACTGCCCAGCGTAGTGCTGTTGCCGTCTTTGATAGCCACGCTGACATCCGTAGTCCACTCGTCAGCCCCCGAGACAGTGAAGAACGAAACCGACAGCTGACCGGTGGTACCGATATACGACGACGGAATGCTGATCGTAATCGGCTGGTCGCTGGTAGCCGCGACTGGTGCTCCAGTCGTATAATTCATTCCGTAGTGCCACGATGCAGGTGTACACGTCAAGGTACTGGCTCCCGTGGGTATCTCGTCATTGATAGTCAGCTTCAGCTTAGCCACCACGCGCTCCAGTGTCACGGCACGGTTGCCGTTCGATGTCGAAACCACCGTCACATCGTAATCCTTCCAGTATGTATCGCGCACCGACGTCCACGTGATAGTCTTGGCCGTTGCATCGACCACAGGCAACACACCACGCGAGGCTACGAAATAGATATGGTGTGTACCCAGTGCGAGCGACATCTGCGGCTGACCCCAAGTAGCGTCCGAGGTGGTCTGATGTATAGATTTTACACAACTCTCACCCACAAAATCAAAAGCCCAGAGGTCAGTCATCTGGTTGCTCTCGTCAGTAAGGTAAGTCGTAGCCCGTCGTCTCGGTGGAGCACTTTTCGTTACGTTCACCGAGGCTTCACCTTGGTCACCATCCCTGAACGTAGGAGAACCAAAATCGCCCTTTACCGTGAACGTAAACTTCTTGGATGGAATATTAGAATCTCCACTCCATTCACTTTCATTAACTCTCTCAGCCGTAATCGGCTTCTCACAAGCAGTCATTGTCAGGCAGACCGCTACCGCCATCATCATTTTCTTCATGTTTTTATTATTTGTTATTGTTCCGTACGCTGCAATGTCATAGCAGCCTTAAAATTCCTCCGCAATCTTCTCGAAGTCATCGTACACATCCTTTGCCAGGACCTTCGCATATCGCTGCGTCTGAGTGATATTGCTATGACCCATCATCCGCGACACATTCTCAATCTTAGCACCCTTCGACAGCATCCACGTACCAAACGTATGACGGCCCATGTGTGAGTGCAACTTCTCAATACCAATCACCATGCCGATAGCCTTCAGCATCTGATTATATCGCTGGTTGTTCATCTTTGGAACCTGCCACCCGTTACGCTCCAGTACTTCAACAGCAGGAGGTAGTAACATGCTAACATAAGGCACGCCCGTCTTTATGCGCTCACCAATGAACCGCCACCTTCCGTCAACCTCCCTGTATTGGCTGATGTCAAAGCGTTGGGTGTCACTATACGACAGCCCCGTGAACATCTGAAAAATGAAGAGGTCGCGGGCAAGTGCAGCCTGAGAGCCTCGCACGGGTGTCAACTCCATCACCTTCTTCATCTGTTCCTCAGTCAGATAGTCAACGCTGTCACGCTTGGCACATCGGAACTCACCACGCAGCCGGTCGTATGGGTTGGATTGTATTCGTCCCATCTTCAACGCTCGGTTCAGCATTGCACGCAGGCTCTTATGATATGAAGACACACCGGCATCACCCATCTTACGGGGTTCTACACCAGCCTGCAACTGGTTCGCCGTAAGCCTCACGTTCTGATTGCGCAGCCACCCATCGAAGTTCATGATGGACTCCACCGTAATATCCTTCCAACGTGTCAGCTTCCCGTATTCCTCCATCCTATTGCAAAGCGTGATGTATTTCTGCCGAGTCGCTTTCGACATCTTAATCATGGGCACTTGCTCTCTGATCCATTCAATCAGCGATGAGTCACTACTATCGGAAGACTCACCGAAGCCCCACACCTTGCGCCTGATTTCAGCCATGTCAATCTCACGTCGCTCATCCAGGCATTTGTTCACCTCTTGCTCAACAATAGCCGTAATCGTGCGCAACCGCTCGTTCAGTATGTCAGCATCAGCCGTCGTTCTGGTGTCCTTGATAACGCCAGCCACAAACCGGTTCTTACATACGCGCACGCCCGTATTAATATAATAAGGTTTCCTATTCACCGTCACACGCAATTCAACAGGGCCTTCCTCGCCCTTCTGAGTCCGTCCGCGATGGTCATATACTACAGATAAAGTAATCATTTCTCATAACTTAGTTATAGGTTTCCCCAAGTTTTGGGCAAATGGGGAAACGCTGGTTAAACATTGGGGAAACTTTTAGCACCTACTTCCACCGACTTCCACCGATTTCCGCTTCCGCTATATTCCCCGAGAATCTCTCACAATCCCCATTATATCAGCCTTTCAGCCTATTTTCAACGTTCTCCCCTTTTTCTTTTTTGTGGAAGTGGAGGGAAACGAACGAAAAAAATGG